TGCACCACCCCCTGACCCACTACCCTTCTCGCCTTCCTTGTCAGGCTTACCACCACCTCCGCCACCACCCTTCTTGCTCTTGAGTAATTTGTATATCTCACGCATGCTCATGTTGTGATACTGTGGATCATATAATCCACCTCTTGGTAGTTGAACTAACTCGGGATACTTCTTGCTAATCTCCATGATCATGTCATTGACCACATAGTCAGCCGCCTTGTTAGCTTTGTCACCATCCTCCTTGAACATGTCTGCTCCGTGCAGATGATGTCGTAATCCAATGTGCAAGTTCTCATGTAAGATGAGTCCATTGACCTCGGCTTGTGTTGGGCAGATAGTCTGTAAGAATGTTCTGCCATACTTCTTGTTGATGCCATCCGTGTAGGCGGTGATCGCTTCATCCACCACCTCAGTTGCGCCCATCATCATCACGCCACCCCACAATGCAGTCTCGGGGTGTTTCATCAGGGCGATATGCCCCTTCTTGATTCGTTGCTCTTCAGTAATCATTATGGTCTCCAGTAATAAACGTCTAACAGTAAAACGATGAATGCCAACAGCAGTAGCACTCGCTCAAACTTTTCCCACTTGGTTAGCATTTCTCTTCTCCAGTTGTTTCTTCCAAGGCTCTCTTATCCGCATACCCCACGCGCTTGGGTGTCCCCCAAATGGGTGTTGGCGTAGTGGGTAAACATATTCTTTGCGTATTCTCTCCATCGCATGTTCCTCACTATCTGCCTCAATGAGTAGGTCTCTCATTGATATATCTACCAATATCCGATACAACGCCATTTAATATCTCCTCACAGAAGTTGGTGATTGTCAGTTGCCCACTTGTTGATCTCTTGGTTGTATCGCGCCAACTTGGGCTTGGCTCGCATCATCATGGTAAAAAAGATCGATTGGATTTCTTCTTGGGGAATACGATTCACAAAGTCCATGTACTTGTTCAGGGTATCCTGAGTATCTAACTTGTCGATTGCCTCGAACAACATCATGACCAATGCGCTTACATTGTCAGGAACGCTGATAGTCTTGGGGTTCTTGATAATGTCCTCATATTTAGTCAGGCGACCCTCAAGTGAGATGAATGCCGCGATAGACTTAGCGAATGCTTCGCCAGCAGTACCCGCCAATGCAACAGTTAATGCATTCTCTGAGAATTCGCTACGCTTCTCGACGATTGGAGAACACTTAGCCAATGAGCGAGGAGACACAAAGGACTTGTTAGTCGATGATGGTTTAAAGATATATGGGTTGTCTTGCTGATCGGGATCTAAGTAAGACTTGAACGCCTTGGTATTCATAGCCGCCCACGCACGAATGGGTCGCGCAATGCCATTCGCACTCGCCCATGTATTCCACTCATCATGGTTTGGCTTACGCATACTGACCAAGCACACACGATTCCCAACGTGAGCCAACATGCCATCGCCCACACCATCGCTTGCATTGTTACTTGTTGCAAACACATAGCTACCTTCTGGTAACTGCCAATCACCCACACTACGCTCCAACATGAGTCGGGTATAAATGATCTGCATCAACTTGGGTGACTTCATGAACTCATCGAGCATGATCACCTTCTTCTTGCCATTGCCCATCTTAAACAACGATGAGACATAGTATTCAAGAGACTTGCTCTGATGATTTGGTATCGATGCCGCGATATCCATCATGTCTTTCACAGGGCAATCGACATAGATGTAGTCGTACTCATCCTCACCCATATCTGCTTTAAGCATTTCTAAGATGGTTGATTTCCCAACCCCAGGCTCAGAGACAACAATGACTGTGTTTGTTGTACCGATAGACTTGATGAGTTGCTTGGTCTCATCGATAGATGTGGTCAATGAAAAGTTTACTTTCGACATGGCTTTCTCCAATTTAATGTTTCAGGGATTACTGACTTACTTTTTTGATCTCAAAGGTTTTTGTTTCCTCATCGACCTCGATGTAGGCTTCTTTCAAACCTACTGCTACCAATGCACAAGAGATGTAGATGCGCTTGCGCTCTGATCTCCAGTACATGACTGTCATGATTGCAAAAGCAATCAACAATACAATTTCTAAATCTGTCATAAGAATGCTTTCAATGGTTTGAAGTTGGACAACAGATCATCCACGCTCTCTTTCACTTGGCTTCGTGCATACGAACTCTCACGCAACTCCTCGCATGTCACGCCATCCAATGCGTTCTCTAGTCGAGCTCTAGCATCCTCCAATGCGTTGTTATTTGTTAAGTTAAAGGACTTCAGGGTCTCACACAACTCCTTGGCTTGTGTGATGGTTGTGTCGTAAATCTTCTTGCGCTTGACCTTGCCATCCTCGTTGGCGGTATTCTCTGTGCATGCATTGCTAATGCGCTCAGCGAAAAGTACAAGTCTCTCACTTGCATCTTGCATGACTGTATCGATGATCTCTCCCACTTGTCGCTCGTATCCGCGCATCAAGTCTTCAGCGATAGCCTCGCTGATGTTAGACCTGAAGTCATTCGCGGGGACTTTCGTTATGAACAACTTGATCTTGAATCGGCTTCGCAATTCTTGTGGTTCAGGGTACTCTGAACGATTAAACATGTCGCCTTGCTTGAATGCCGCATCGCTTACCATCGTGGGGTATGACGCAATGAACTTATTAAACAAGTCATCAAAGGCTTTCTCATGCCCCTCGTATTCTTTCTTGAACTTCTCAAGGTTGATCATGGGCAACAAGCGCATCGCTCCCGCCCAATCGTAGGTGCAACGCTGAAGCCAGTTATAGACGGTTTGCCGATAGTTAAGGAGGGCTTTGTGGTCGGGCGAGTTAGCGAGCAAGTTCTTGGTGAACTTGCCAGCTTCAGAGGATGCATTCTTAGCGGATGTAACCTCGTCAGAGATAGCACGATCCTGCTTGGTCGCAGTCCACACATTCACATCCACGTTAACAATAAGCGCAGATGTTGCAAGTGAGATCACTTGGCTCGGTTGTTGTAATTCAAAGTTCATTTCAACGACTCCCTTTATGAGATGAGTTAAGGTTAAGTAACAAGGAACGATCAGTCACAACTATGTAGTTGGACTTGGGCATCGGCACGATTGTGTGTTTCACAGTCCGCGCGTGTAACTCGCCACATGGCATACACAATGTATAACCATGTAGTTGGCGAGCAATAGAAAATGGTTCACCACAGGCTGAACAACTAGGTGTCACAGCGTAGCGGTATTGAGTTGTCGAGTAAGCAATGTCCAGCTATGCCCTAGACCCTCCTCGTTGTCTTCCATTTGGCAAATATGCAAGTCATACTCTGCCATTGCTTTGTCGGTGAATACATCTGTCACCACGTCATCGCACAGAAGCACATAGACTTCCACGATGGGCTGAGACTTTATTGTGTTGTTCACGACTAGATCGCGCATCGCTTCGCGGATGGATGGATGCACATTGGAATCCTCTGCGATCTGATCGAGGATAGTGCTGATATGCTTGAACTGTCCCATAACTAACTCCTTACTGTAAATTTCACGATAACGTGAATGACTAACTTAGACTATTGAGTAGAGAACTTCCCCACTCAAATTACATTATACCATAACTTTACAAATAAACATAGGGATATACCCCAACTTTGTTGAGTCATAGGTCTAGCGTTAAAGGCTCTTGCGGTACGACATGAATCGTATATCCAAGCTTCTGAATACACCTGAGAGTTACCTCAGTCAGAGTCTTTGTACCCGCAATGGATGCGAATACTTTCGCCTTCTCACATACGGGATAGACCACTCGTTTCCCATATACATCCATTACGCGGACATGCACCACGAATTCGCTGATGTTGTATGTCATTTCATCTCCTCCAAAATATCATACTGTTCAGGGTAAATAACTTTCGACACAAAGAATCGTTTATCGGATACTTCAACGCCATCGAAATTCACACCCGCAATGATGTTTCCATTTGCCCCCCAATCCTCCATCGCGGTGTACAGATAGCCCTTCGCTTCTACTTCTGATTGATGGTGTACATATACAGTCATCTTGACCTCGTATACATTGACTACACCACGCTTCTTTTGCTTGAGTGATAGTTTCATTTCACATCTCCCTGAAACGCTGAGTCATACTGTTTCCATGCTTCGCATGTCGGGCATCCATCTTCATGCTCGGGGCAACGCTCACCCCAATAGAATTGAACTGCTTCATGGATGGGGTTGTCGTAGGGTTCGGTGTTGGTATTGATCTCAAGATCGTGATTGTGTGCCATGTTGTTTCCTTATAGGATGTTGTAGCCTTTGAGCCAACGACGTGTGTCTTTGCCCATACTGACTATGGTTAAACCCTCGTACTCGTTGTCGATGTCCTTGAACTCATCAAAGTCGAATGCGGGGTCGGTTGTGTTTGTGCAGAGATAGTCTCTGTCATTCAGCGGGTCGTGAATCGCTAACCAATCAGACACCACTTTGTCAGCATCTAGCTGAGTCGCAGACTGACGCACAGTCCGAGGGGTTGTAACGCGCAATGCTTTACGCATCTTGCGGGGCAGGTATTGGTGTTGCTCCCGATTTGTGGGATTGACCAAAAAGTGAACTTTCATTGCTTTCTCCTAGAATTTTTTCACTACCCCCTGAATGACTAAACAGGGGTTCGATGAGTCTAATCACCCACCGAACTTCCATTATAACATGTATACCTGATTACAAGAAGTGTCGGGGTCAACTATTTTGAGATGGGGTTGGATTGGAATTTATTTGGCTTTTGTAAAGTGGCGTTGGAATTTGGAAAATGGTTGGAATTTTTTTGGATGGGTTTTTGAGAGGCTAACTATACTTATATATAGTATATATAGATATAATAGTATTCTTTTTTAAAAAAGAGTGCTGATGTAAAAAGTGCAAATTCCAAAATTCCAAAATTCCAAGGGGATGTGCGGAGAACGAGGAGGTTGTTTTCTACTGACTAAACCACGGAGTAAAGTTAAAACAAGCGTTGCCTTGCACTAGCTGATGAAGAGAAGCGAACGTGAATAACTCTACAACCTTGGCTCTCCTCCGCACAAACTGGAATTTTGGAATTTTTAGCCATGATTTGCCAAAAAAGCCTTATAAAACAAGGACTTGCGCGGTTCCAATTTCGATTCCAATTTTGGAACGACTTTACAAATAAGTGGAATTTCTAGGTAGTAACCCTAGTTATAGATTTGGAATTCCAAAGTTCCAGTTCAGTTCCAGTTGTGTTGGAATTACATTGGAACATTGGAATAATTTCACTAACCCCTGAATGACTAAGTTAGAGCCTTGCCCACGCACACGCACGCTCACACACGCGACGACAAGTAACTGGTCTCGTAGGGTCGAGACGAAAAAAAACCCTGCCAGACCTTTCGATCTGGCAGGGCAGGGTTGCTAAGTTACTTGCTTAGCGCAGTCTTAAAGGCATCGATTGCCATTCGCAGTTTCACTTCGGTTGGTGCAGTGGCATCATTGCGTGCCAGTGCAGTCTTGCATCGTGCCTTCATTGCGTCGAAGGTGTCTGTCTGAAAGTCTGTCCAAACTTTCGCTTGGATGCGCTCTCTGACCTTTCCCTTGTCCAACTCTTTACGCACTGCGCGTTTCAAGTCTGACATTCGGTTGCTGACATACTTGCTAAAATCGTCGCGTATGCCCTTGATCACGCCATGCTTGACTGGGTTATCAGTCTTGATCTGACCGAAGGCTTGCTGACTGTAAGACAAGCAATATGCCAGACTGACGCTATGCTGACCCTTCGGGTTTGGCACCCATTCGTCAGAGTAAACAGTAGCAGGGTGCAACTCTTGCCAACGAAGTGCCCAACCCGATTTCAATTCTGCACCAACTTCGTCAGAATACGAATTCAGAAAATCAGGGCACTTGCTGATCACAAAAGCCGCGACGTTCGTCATGCGCTCACCGGAAAGGGCGGATTGATAACCCGCATCCTTGAATGATTTGATAACGATTTCAGCGGGTACTACGGGGGAATTTGCTTTTGACATTTAAGTTTCCTATAAAAAAGCATTTTGAAATATCAGGCAAACCGAATTGTCTGTCTGATGTTTAAGTTATAGCTGATGCACCCTTGATAAAGCAAATTTTCACGTCATGGTGAAACTATAACCTAGCGGTCAGGCACGCACACGCCTTCGCGCGGCGACAAATAACTGGTATCAAAAAGCTAGGCACAAAAAAAAGGGAGGCCGAAGCCTCCCTTGGTTACCTATAGATACGATTCATGTTCTGTATGTATTCCATATCAGCTCTCTTATACATGTGTTTTTGTTTATGTACGATGCTACGAATGTCCTTGATAAAACAATATGCATCATAATTTGCTTGTTTTATTTTTGGTAGCTCGGCGCTAGTCAAGCTCATTGCGTACTGTATGTCATCCAACGTGTCAAATAATCTAAGCTGTACCATGTTTCTCTCCTATGTTAATGAACAAGACCGCATCCCTGCGGTTTCGGCTACTTAAGCCTCATCAGTTGTTCTGTTCATATTTTGCCGCTGAGTGTTCGTGTTCAGCGGGTCTGCTGAGTGCATCGAGCTCTTCTACTAATTTAGCGTCAGACCATCCTGAGATGTCTATCCAACGTGGACGCACGTCGTACACTTCTTTGTATGCATCCCACCATTGAAGTTCAAGTTGACGGCGCTTCTCAATTGAAGCGTTAATCTTGTCACGCAAAAGTTCACCTAATGTTTTCATGTCATTCTCCTAAGTTAAAAAAGAGGGGCCGAAGCCCCTCGCGTTACCACTCGCCGCGAGCCGCGACCAGTCTGCCTCTGATGCCAATCAGCACCGTTGTGTTGTTGAGCCTGTACTGCTTAGCCCACGTCAGCGCCTCATTCATTGTGTATGCATAATGAACGAAGAGCTTGTCTTCCCATTGCACTATCACTTTGTAGTGCGTCAACCAAACCCATAACGCTTTGATCATTCGATCTCTCCTGTTACAGCACAGCACTATTGCTCTGCATACTATCTTTATGCCTGATGGGGTACGGCATTTGCAAATTTCCTCGGTTTGACCCCACCTATACCGGCCCCCCCAATCCTGCGAGCTGGTTCCATCGCGCCCTATACACTAAGACTTGCACAAATAACACCACAAAATACGAAAACGTCGGTACTTATCAATATCTACCGACACTTACTGACTGTTTAACACCCCCCACCCCTTCTTTTTCTCCACACTGTTGGCTGTCAAGTTTTTACAGAAAACACCCCCCTATAGGATTCCTACCACCCTTTACAAATATGTGGTATATTTAAAAAACATTAACGGAGTGCCACTTTCCCCCTATGCTAGAAAACATACCAGACGTTGAAGAGAACGTACCATTGCCAGCCTCGGCTACTGAGGCTATGCCCGAACTTTCCCCAAAGGAAGAACTAGACATGATGGCTAGAACAGCCAAGATGTTGTCGGACATAACAGGGCAACCCCTTGCCCCAACACAAGAACACCGTGGTCAGGCTATGCAATTAGCCGAACAGGTCATTGCGAACAAGACAGATATGAATTTGGCGCAGTATCCCAATGAGACAATTGCCTATTTAGCAGGCATGGTGGCTCAGTATGACTATATGGTCGTGCGGGAACTTGCAGATTTGAAAAAGTACGTCGTAAACAAACTCTTACAAGAGACTGACAACCCTGATCCTAAGTACAGATTACCTGCGGTAAAAGCTTTGGGAGAAGTAGATGGCGTTGATGCGTTTAAAAAGCGCTCAGAAGTCACAATCAAGCACCAATCTATTGAAGAAGTGGAAAACGAACTGCTTGCGACACTGCAAAGACTGGAAAAACGCACGGTTGACGTTCACGCTAGAGTTGTAAACGATGAAAATCACGCCTGAACAGCTAAAACTTATCCGAGATGCACTGCCATTCATGGCGGAAGAGGATAAACGTCGCAATTTAGAGCTTTTGAAGATTTACGACAGTGAATCTGTGCAAGATGTGGGCAAAAACGATTTCCTTACCTTCATTGATCATGTATATCAGGGCTATAAAGTAGGCCCACACCATAGAAGACTAGCCAAAATCTTTGAAGACATCGCAAACGGCAAGAAAAGACGGGTTATTGTGAATATTGCCCCCCGTCACGGCAAATCTGAGATGATTTCCTACCTTGCACCAGCATGGTTTCTAGGTAAATACCCTCATAAAAAGGTCATTATGGCTTCCCACACAGCGGATTTGGCGGTCAATTTTGGCCGTAGAGTGCGTAATTTGGTGGGTTCTGACCCCTATAAAGACATCTTTCCGCAGGTCGAATTGCAGTCAGATTCCAAATCCGCGTCCCGTTGGGGCACTAATTTTCAAGGAGAATACTTTGCTATTGGTGTCGGAGGTGCTCTTGCTGGTCGTGGCGCTGATCTATTTATTATTGACGACCCTCACTCGGAACAAGATGCTAAGACTGGGAGACCGGACGTTTTCCTTCCTGCTTGGGAGTGGTTTCAGTCTGGCCCTCTCCAGCGTCTTATGCCGGGTGGCTCTATCATTATTGTGATGACACGGTGGAGTAAGTTAGACTTGACAGGGATGATTGTCAACCAGATGGGCAAAGAGGAAGATGTAGATCAGTGGGAGATTGTTGAGTTCCCTGCCATCCTCAATGAGAAACCCCTGTGGGGAGACTTCTGGTCGCTGGAAGAACTACTGGGTAAAAAAGCAGGTATGGATCCCCGCTACTGGCAAGCCCAGTACATGCAGAATCCTGTCTCGGAAGAAGGCGCGTTACTCAAACGAGAGTGGTGGCAGATATGGGAAGAAGATGATCCTCCCCATTGTGAGTTCACCATCATGAGTCTGGATGCGGCGCAGGAGACCAATAACAGGGCTGACTACAACGCACTGACAACGTGGGGTGTGTTCTTCAACGAAGAGACAAACAACTACAACATCATTTTACTTAATGCGATCAAGAAGAGGATGGAGTTCCCTGATTTGAAGAAGCTTGTGCTTGATGAGTACAAGGAATGGGAGCCAGATGCGTTTGTTGTGGAGAAGAAATCCAACGGAGCCGCACTTTATCAGGAGCTTCGCCGCATGGGTGTTCCCGTGGGGGAGTTTACTCCGGGCAAAGGACAAGACAAAATATCGCGTGTGAATGCTGTGTCAGATTTATTAGCGTCTGGCATAGTATGGGCACCTGACCGGAGATGGGCAAAAGAGCTTATTGAAGAATGTAATGATTTTCCATCTGGCACTAATGACGACTTGGTTGACTCAACAACTCAAGCGTTAATGCGGTTTAGACAAGGTGGGTTCATACGGTTGCCAACTGATGAGCCTGAAGAAATTAAATACTTTCGCCGTAGAACAACGGCGTACTATTAAGGATAGATATGGCTACCAGCAACATTGACAAAGCTCTTTACTCCACTGACGGCGGACTTTCAGATTTGATGGACATGGGAGAGCCTGCACTTGAAATTGAGATTGAGAACCCTGACTCAGTAACTCTGGCTGATGGCTCTATGGAGATTACGCTTGAGCCGGGCAAGGAAGTCAGTGATGACTTTAGTAAGAATTTGGCTGAAGACATGGACGACAGTGAGTTAGGTGCTCTTGCGTCTGAACTCATGGAGTATGTCGATGCCGACATTAACTCTCGCAAAGATTGGACTGAGACCTATGTCAAAGGTCTTGAAGTATTGGGGATGAAGTATGAAGAGAGAACGGAACCTTGGAATGGGGCTTGTGGCGTATTTTCAACCGTTCTTACTGAGGCCGCGATCCGCTTCCAGAGCGAGACTATCACTGAAACGTTCCCTTCTCAAGGCCCAGTCAAGACGGAGATCATCGGTGCAATTGACCGTCTTAAAGAGGAGGCGGCAAACCGGGTTAGGGAGGATATGAACTATCGCCTGACTGAGCAGATGCCCGAGTACAGACCAGAGCATGAGCGCATGCTGTTTAACTTGGGACTTGCTGGCTCAGCCTTTAAGAAGGTGTACTATGACCCGGGTCTAAGAAGGCAGGTCTCTCTGTTTGTCCCTGCTGAAGATGTGATCATCCCCTATGGCTCAAGCGGAGCAAGAACTGCTGAGCGTGTGACGCACTTGATGCGTAAGACAAAGAATGATGTAAAAAAACTACAAGTCAGTGGTTTTTATCGTGACGTTGATTTGGGCGAGCCTGTTCAGATTCATACTGATGTCGAGAAGAAAAAAGCTGAAGAACAAGGTTATTCAGTCAATGAAGATGACCGCTATCAGATTGCTGAAATCCAAGTTGATTGGAACTTAAAAGGTTATGAGCAAGAAGATGAAATTGCCCTCCCATACATCATTGCAATTGATCGTGGAACAAATAAAGTTTTAGCTATCTATAGAAATTATGAAGAGGATGACGAGACTTATGCAAAGCGTCAGCACTTGGTTCAGTACGATTATGTACCGGGTTTTGGTGCTTATGGCATGGGTCTCATCCATATTATTGGTGGTTACGCTCGCGCTGGCACTTCTCTTATCAGGCAACTTATTGATGCAGGTACTCTTAGCAATTTACCGGGGGGCATGAAGTCTCGCGGTCTGCGTGTTAAGGGTGACGATACTCCGATTGCACCGGGTGAATTTAGAGACGTAGACGTACCAAGCGGCTCAATCAAAGACAACATCATGATGCTCCCGTACAAGGAGCCGTCACAGGTGTTGGCAGCACTGCTGAACCAGATCACAGAAGAAGGTCGTCGCCTTGGCTCTATTGCTGACATGAAAGTCAGTGACATGAGTGCGCAGGCTCCTGTGGGCACGACGCTTGCTCTTCTTGAGCGGCAGCTTAAGATTATGGGTGCGGTGCAAGCCCGTGTTCACAACTCAATGAAAGAGGAGTTTAAACTCCTTAAAAACATCATTAGAGATCACGCGCCCGCAAGCTATGACTACGACCCAGTAGTAGGTGATCCCACAGCTATGCAGGCTGATTACGACATGGTTGAAGTTATACCTGTCAGTGACCCCAACAGCTCGACGATGGCTCAACGCATCATGCAGTACCAAGCTGTAATGCAGTTGGCGGCTCAAGCACCTCAAATTTACGACCTTCCAATTTTGCATAGGCAAATGATTGAAGTGCTAGGTGTAAAGAATGCTGAGAAGCTTGTGCCGATTGATGACGATATGACACCGCGTGATCCGATCAGTGAGAACATGGCGTTTTTGCGAGGAGAGCCTACGAAGGCGTTTATCTATCAGGATCAAGACGCACACATTGCGGCTCATACAACGTTTATGCAGGATCCGATGATTATGCAGACGATGGGGCAGAACCCTGCGGCTCAGCAGATGATGGGGGCAATCATGGCTCACATTGCTGAACACTTGGCCTTTGCGTATCGCCGTAAGATTGAAGAACAGTTGGGCGTACCCCTTCCACCACCCAACGAAAAACTTCCTGAAGAAGTTGAAGTTCAGTTGTCTCAACTTGTGGCGCAGGCATCAGTGCAGTTGCTCCAGCAGAACATGGCTCAGATGCAAGAGAAAAAGAATGAGCAGATGCAGCAGGATCCCCTCATCCAGATGCAGCAGGCTGAGTTGCAGATCAAGGCTCAAGAAGCACAGACCCGTGCGCAGAAGACTCAGGCTGACATCCAGTTGGCTCAAGAGAAACTTAAGCTTGAGGCTCAACGCATCATGATGGACATGCAGAAAGAGCAGCAACGTGTGACCTCGCAAGAGCGTCAGACTACTCAAAAGCTTAAGGCTGATTTAGTTAAGAACATTACTAAACCACAATCTGGGGGTGTTAGATGAACGAGATAGAACTGCTTAAGAAGCAGAATGATGAATTTCGCCAACAGGCGATAGACAAACTTGCTACTGGCGGAGTCAAAGACTACGCAGAGTATCGAGAATTGGTAGGGGTTATTAGAGGTCTTGACCACGCCAATTACAACCTTCAAGACCTCAAACAACGTATAGAAAGACTAAACGATGAGTGAAATACTCGTAAGCCAAGACGGTGCCACAGCCACTGTACTTCCCGCGACGGCTGAAGAGAAAGCTAAGCAGGTTCCTGATCCTGCTACTTTTCATGTTCTTTGCATGCTTCCCAAAGCAGAAGAAGAATTTAGTGAGTCCGGTATTCTTAAATCCGCTACTGCTATGTACCACGAGGAGCTACTTTCCCCCGTGTTATTCGTAGCCAAAATAGGGCCAGACGCATTTAAAGATGAGAAGAGGTTTCCCTCCGGGCCATCCTGCAAAGTCGGAGATTTCATTATTACTCGCCCCAATACTGGTACCCGTATGAAAATACACGGTACAGAGTGGCGTTTAATTAATGATGACTCTATTCAAGCAATTGTCCAAGACCCTCGCGGTATTCAACGCCCTTAAGGAGAAATCATGGCTAATTTTGAAAAAACAGAATATCACTTTCCTGATGAGATAGAAGAAGCCGAAAAAAAGGCTAATCAATCTTTAAAGTCTAAAGATGACGAGTTTGACATTGAGATTGTTGACGATACGCCACCCGCAGACAGAAACCGTGGTGAACCACTAGATACACCACCTGAAGAAGTCACCGACGAAGAACTTGACAAATATACTGATGTCAAGCTCAAGGAGCGACTGTCTAAATTAGGTCGCGGGTATCACGATGAAAGACGAGCCAAAGAAGCAGCATTTCGTGAAAAAGACGAAGCTTTGCGTCTGGCGCAGTCAATCATTGAAGAAAACAAGAAGCTTAAAGGTACTCTTAGTACTAGCCAAGAAGCCCTACTAGAGCAGGCCAAACGGACTGTTTCAGCAGAGGTAGAAGAGGCTAAGAGAGAGTACAAGAATGCTTACGAGGCTGGGGACTCAGATGCTTTGGTTGCAGCGCAGGACAAACTAACCTCCGCCAAGATCAAATCGGAGCGAGTAAATAATTTTAGACCCGCCCCTTTACAAGAAGATAAATCTGCTGTACAAACTCAACAAATCGCGCAAGCAAACGCGGTTGATCCTAAAGCAGCCGACTGGCAAGCCCGGAATGGCTGGTTTGGGAAAGACCGTGAAATGACCGGCTATGCGCTTGCGTTGCATGAGAAGCTGGTCGTAGAGGATGGAATTGATCCTAAGTCGGATGAGTATTACCGGAAGCTCAACGGCAGGATTCGCCAAGTATTCCCAGAGAGGTTTGCCTCTGAGGAATCCGCTGATGCACAAACATCTCAGCGCTCGCCAAAAGCAAATGTTGTTGCACCAGCAACGCGCAGCACTGCACCTAGAAAAATCGTGCTGAACGCAACGCAGGTACAATTAGCCAAACGGTTGGGAGTTCCTTTGGAACTGTACGCCCGTAAGGTTGCAGAAGAAATGAGGAAATAAAAATGGCTGAACAAAATCGATTGAAGCGTGAACTTGAAACTCGTGAAAAAGAGAGCAGACCTGCTGAAAAGTGGACTCCGCCTCAACTTCTTCCCGAAGTACATGAGGAGCCCGGCTACGCTATGAGATGGATTCGCACCAGCATGGGTGGTGTGGGTGACGCTAGAAATATTTCCGCAAAACTTCGTGAAGGATGGGAGCCCGTAAAGGCTTCTGATCACCCTGAAGCGTATACATTTGCCGATCCAAGTTCTCGGTTTAAAGATGCGATTGAAGTTGGTGGACTTATCCTTTGTAAAACACCTGTTGAGTTTATTGATCAACGCGCTGCATACTACCGTAATATGGCTGAATCGCAAATGCAATCAGTAGACAACAGCTTCATGCGCGAAAACGACGCTCGTATGCCCCTGTTTAGTGATAAACGCACGACAGTGACTAAGGGATCAGTTTTCGGTTCTGGGTCTTAAATTTTTTGGAGTCTTAAATGGCAACTACAGCAGCACCCTATGGGCTACGTCCCATAAACCGTATCGACGGCATGCCCTATGCTGGCGCTACGAGTCAGTTCTTGATTGACCCAGCAGGACTTGCTTCCAACTTGTTTTATGGTCAAGTTGTTATCATCAATGCAAGTGGTTATATCGCTTTGTCTACCGCTACTGGCGCAGACATTACTACCAATAACCTTGGTGGTTCTGGTGTAGGTGCAATCGGCGTTTTCGTCGGTGCATCCTATATCAACGCACAAGGCCAGCAGATTTACGGTCAGTATTACCCTTCCGGCACAACCGGCGTGGTAACTGCATACGTAGTCACTGACCCAAGCGTGACTTTCCAAGCACAGCTAGATGGTTCTGGCGCTCAAACAGTTTTGGGCACTAACACCTTCTTTGCCGCTGTACAAAGCACTAGCACTGGTTCTACCCGTACAGGTAACTCAACTAGCGCCTTAACAGCTACTGTGCAAACAACGGCTGCGGCTTTCCGTATTGTGGGCTTTGCATCAACTCCCGGCGATGCATACACTGATGTGTTGGTTAAGTTCAACCCCAGTGCTCATTCGTTCACAAACAACGTTGGCCTGTAAGGAGTAAATCATGGCAATTTCACGCGCACAACTACTTAAAGAACTTCTTCCCGGCTTAAACGCTTTGTTTGGTCTGGAGTACGCCAAGTATGGTGAGGAACATAAAGAAATTTATGAAACCGAAACTTCTGAGCGTTCTTTTGAAGAAGAGACAAAACTGTCTGGCTTTGGTCAAGCACCAGTCAAAAACGAGGGTTCTGCCATCGCTTATGACAATGCACAGGAAGCATGGACTGCACGTTACACCCACGAAACCATTGCGATGGGCTTCTCCATCACAGAGGAAGCTGTGGAAGATAACTTGTATGACTCTTTGTCTTCACGTTATACCAAGGCTTTGGCCCGTGGTATGGCTTACACCAAGCAGGTTAAAGCCGCTTATGTGTTGAACAATGCCTTTGCTGGTGGCCCAACATACGGCGACGGCGTGGTGCTTTGCTCTACTGCTCACCCACTGGTATCAGGTGGTACTAACAGCAACACTCCTTCCACTGCCGCTGACTTGAATGAAACATCGTTGGAAAATGCTGTTATTCAAATTGCTGCTTGGACAGACGAGCGTGGCTTGTTGATCGCCGCTAAGCCCAAGAAATTGGTCATTCCACCAGCACTGCAATTCGTTGCTACACGTTTGCTCGAAACCGAACTTCGCGTTTCTACAGCTGACAATGATATCAATGCATTGAAGAACAATGGTTCAATCTCTGAAGGTTACTGCGTTAACCACTATTTGACTGACACCAATGCTTGGTTCTTGACTACAGACGTACCTAACGGCCTGAAACACTTTGTTCGTTCACCCTTGTCTAACAGCATGGATGGCGACTTTGACACAGGTAACGTTCGTTACAAAGCCCGTGAGCGTTACAGCTTCGGTGTGTCTGATCCTTTAGGTATTTTCGGTTCACCCGGAGCCTAATGAAAATGAAAAAGAGGCCTTGTGCCTCTTTTTCTTTTCGTGTATATTGCTTTCACCCCGGGCTTATCCGGTGTTCTGACAGTCCCGGCTGACGACATGCAGACAGAACACCTCAACTTGCATGTAAGGAATACATCATGGCACGCACTACGTTTCAAGGCCCAATTCGTTCATTGGGCGGCATTTATCAACAAGGCCCAGCCACTACTGTTGAAATCACATCTAGCACCACATTAAGCCCTGAAGCTCATGGCGGTCGCATTATTTCTGTTGGCGGTTCTTTGGCGGCAGCATTGACTTTGACTTTGCCAGCTATTAACGTTTCAACTAACTCCACAACATCTGGCCCCGGTCAAGACCCAAGCACAGTTAACAACGAAGGCGTGATTTACACAATCTGGGTTCCTACTACCATCTCCACTAGCTCGTTGAAGATTGGCACTAACGGCACTGATAAATACGTTGGCACAATCGTTATGAACGACACCGATACAGACGGAGCCGCTTTGGTTGGTTTTTCAGCCGCCGCTGCTAACGATTTTATTAACTTAAATGGCACTACCACTGGTGGTGTTGCAGGTTCATGGGTGCAAATTGTTGCCATTGCCGCTAACAAGTATATGGTTACTGGCATGGTGTTGGGCACAGGCACTGTTGCTACGCCATTTGCCAACTCCTAATCAACCCAAGGGGCTTCGGCCCCATTTTTAAAGGAGATTGATTATGATGCAAACTGACGTACTCTCCGCATCGGCGGCTGCTGGAACAACTACCACCATTTTTGCTGGCCCTGCTCGCATTAAAGGTTTGACCATTAGCTACGCATCTAGTGGGACTGTGGTTTTAAACGACGGTACGGGCGGCACGGCTAAGTTTTCTTTCACTGCGCCCGCAGCGGCAGGCTCCATCAACGTTGTAATTCCCGGAGAGGGAATAAAGTGCAACACAAACATTTCAGCAGTTTGTGCGGCATCAACAACAGCGGTGGTGTTCTATGGCTAAGTCACCTGCATGGCAGAGGAAAGAGGGCAAATCCGAGAAGGGCGGCCTGAACGCCAAAGGCCGAGCCTCTGCGAAAGCGCAAGGCATGAACTTGAAACCTCCCCAGCCAGAAGGCGGCTCCCGGCGCGACTCTTTCTGTGCGAGGATGGGCGGCATGAAAAAGAAGCTAACGAGTGCAAAGACAGCCAACGATCCAAACAGTCGGATTAACAAAGCATTGAGGGCATGGAATTGTTAGATTTAAACACCGTTTGGCTATCTACAATATCACTGTTAATTGCAGTGATAGCGTACATGATGAATGAAAAGTTCAGGGAACTTTCACGCATTAGCATTTTGCTCAACAAAACACGTGAGGAGGTTGCCCGTGATAACGTTACTCAAGCAGAAATTGACCGCATTACGAACCACATTGACCAACGCTTTAACAAACTTGAAGCAAAAATTGACCAGCTTCTTTCAGCGGGGAAATGATGCCGAGCACAAGTAAGAAGCAACACAATTTCATGGCGGCGGTGGCTAACAACCCAGCGTTTGCTAAGAAAGCAGGAGTCCCACAATCTGTGGGTAAAGAGTTCAACAATGCCGATAAAGGCAAAACTTTTAAACAAGGTGGCAATATGAAAAAGATGAATATGGGTGGATACGCAGACGGTGGCATGCCTATGAAAGATGGTAAACCTGCTTTTGTTGGCGACGGCAAGGGTAAGATGGCTAAAGGCGGCATGGCTAAAAAAATGGCTGGCGGCGGTATGACATCAATGGGTAAAGTTAAGACAGCGGCCCCTAGCCGTGACGGTGTTGCTACAAAAGGCAAAACCAAAGGCACAATGATCAAAATGTCCAAAGGTGGCAAAGCCTGTTAAGGAGACTTAAATGAGTCCAGCAGAACAACAAGCGCGGCAAGAAATGGCTGACCGCAAAATGCAAGCGGATACTGATAAGGCTTACTCTAAGTCTTTGACTAATACTGAGTATGCACCTGAAAAAAAAGACCCACGTGACGCAGTTCGTGGTCAACGTGGCTATGCTAAAGGCGGCTCAGCTTCTGCTCGTGCTGATGGCTGCTGTACCAAAGGTAAAACTCGCGGTACTATGATTACCATGAAAGGCGGCGGTTACGCCTGTTAAATTATGATGGCAAGCCGTGGAATGGGAGTAATGTCTCCCAACAAAATGCCCAAAGGCGTTAAAAAAACACGCCGGGATGACACTGACTTTACTCAATACAAAGAAGGCGGTGAAGTAAAATCCAAGGTAAACGAAGCTGGCAACTACACCAAACCCGGTTTACGTAAACGGATTTTTAACAGTGTTAAAGCTGCTGCAGTGCAGGGCACAGGCGCAGGTCAATGGTCAGCCCGTAAAGCTCAGTTAATGGCTAAACGATATAAAGATGCTGGTGGAGGGTATAGAGATTGAAAGCTCCTCAACAATCGCTCAAGGATTGGGGTGACCAGAAATGGCGCACTAAGTCTGGTAAACCGTCAAGTAAGACGGGTGAGCGATATTTGCCTGAAGCAGCCATCAAATCTTTGTCTTCTCAAGAATACGCCGCAACTACTAAAGCCAAGCGAGCCGGAAAAGCCGCTGGTAAACAGTTTGTAGCTCAACCAAAAAGCATTGCAAAGAAAACGGCAGGATTTAGATGACCACTACCGGAACCACACTGTTTAACATGGACTTCACGGAGATCGCCGGGGAAGCGTGGGAGCGTGCGGGCCGAGAAATGCGTTCTGGCTACGACCTGCGTACAGCACGTCGTTCCATGAACTTGATGACCATTGAGTGGCAGAACAAGGGTATCAACATGTGGACAATGGAGCAGGGTGTTATTACTCTGACTCCCGGCTTAGCGACGTATGCTTTACCAACAGACACTATTGATTTACTTGAGCAGGTTATCCGTACAGGTTCTAATACTGCGTCTACTCAAGCTGATTTGACCATTACACGTATCAGTGTTTCTACTTATGCCACGATTCCTAACAAACTCCAACAAGCCCGTCCAATCCAAGTTTGGGTTCAAAGGCTTTCTGGAGAAGTTAATCCAACAGATTCGGTTCTTAGCGGAGCCCTCACCTCCACGGACACCACGATCACGCTTAATACGGTGGTTGGACTAGCTGGTTCAGGTTTTATCCGTCTTGGTTCAGAAGATATCTACTACACGTATGTATCAGGGAATACCCTAGGTGGTGTGTTCCGTGGACAAAACAATACGACAGCCGCTGCGCAAGCTGACGGCACTGCGGTGTTTGTTCCTCAACTACCAGCTGTGACTGTGTGGCCTACACCTGATAACTCTACTACCTATCAGTTTGTGTATTGGAGACTGCGTAGGGTACAAGATGCTGGCGCAGGTTCAACAACAGCGGATATGAATTTCCGTTTTCTTCCATCTTTGGTGGCTGGTCTGGCATATCACATTGCTGTTAAAACACCTGATTTGATGCCACGTATCCAGATGCTCAAGCAAATTTATGACGAGACGTTTGACATAGCCGCAGGTGAAGACCGCGAGAAAGCAGCTATCAGGTTTGTTCCTCGTCAGATGTTTATTGGAAGTGGCGGAGGTTACTGATGCAAATTAGCCGCAAAGAAGCGCAAGCCAAAACGTTAACGCATTATTGCACGGGTGTGCCATGTGTGAACGGGCATGTAGCTTTGCGGCGCGTAAGTGACCGTGTGTGCACGGAGTGCGATAAAGTTGCAAAAGCTATGCGCCGTACAACATCTGAAAATGAACAGGTCAAAATTACTAAACGAGCTTCGTATCAAAAACACAAAGAAGCCGCACTTTTGGCAAAAAAACTTTACCGCGCCAATAACAAAGGGAAGATAAACGCTCTGTGTGCCGCCAGAAAAAAAGTTGTGAAGCAAAGAACGCCTAATTGGCTGACGTCTTTTGATAAATTGAAAATTAAATGTTTGTATCAGTTGGCGGCCATGTATACACGAGAAAACGCTGAGTCGTGGCATGTTGATCACGTAATCCCATTGCAGGGCACAAGCGTTTCTGGGCTGCATGTGCCAAATAATTTGCGCGTTATTCGCGGGATTGATAACATTCAGAAAAAAAATAAGTACGAGGTGCAGCATGGGTAATCGCTTTGCCTCTGGGAAAATTGCAATTGCGGAGTGTGACCGCTGCGGGCAACAATATAAACTAAAGCAATTAAAAACGGAAATTATCAAACAACGTAAATACGAGTTGTTGGTTTGCCCCGAGTGTTTTGATCCCGATCAGCCGCAGTTAATGTTGGGTACATTTCCTGTGGATGATCCACAAGCCTTACGTAATCCCCGCAGGGATACAACGTATGTAACTTCTGGTGTTAACTCTGCTGGTAATTTGTCAGGTGGTTCACGAGACATACAATGGGGCTGGGCACCTGTAGGCGGGGCTAGTAATTTTGATGCAGGAATGACACCAAATTACTTGGTGGCAACGACATTTGTTGGTACAGTAACGATATCTTAAGGAGCTTAAAATGAATAAAGCGGATTTAAAACAAGACAAAAAAATGATGGCTGGAGCCGTGCACAAACACGAAAAAAAGCTGCATCCCGGTAAGCCTATGACTAAGCTTGCTAAAGGCGGTAAAACTAACGCTAACATGAAGTCTATGGGTCGTGGTATGGCTAAAGTTGCTAACCAGCGTGGAGGCTAATCATGGCTACATTTAGCAAAAAAATAATGGGTAAAGAAGTTGGCGATGCTGCGGTCTACGCTACACCCCATACTATGACTGGTAAAGTTGTTAAAGCTACTGACAACCCCGGTTCTGGCCCTGACCACAGTGATGCAAACACAGTTAATATGTCTGTAGGTAACATTAATCGTCGCGCACAGCCAGCAGCTAAAACAACT